ATGGTGTACAAAAAGCTCGAGACGGTGATCCATATGAATGGGTTCACATGCGCTTTGACCGTGACGTTCATGACTATGCTGGCGGCGGCAATCCTGATATTCCTGCATTACCAACAGCAACAATGCCCAGTATGCCACGTCAAGAAAGCATGTACGAAGCATCTACTATAAATGGTCGAGTACGAGATCCTAAAGAACTAGTTTGGAAACAAACTAGCATGAGCTATGAAGAAGCTGTAGAAAAATATGGTAAAGACAAAGTCAGAAAAGAAGGTAAAAATCGTATAGGCAACGAAGTAATTGCAGTACATGTTCCGCTGGGGGAAAGCAGTATGTACGAATCTAAAAAAACAAAAATGAAAGAAGGTTGGGACGAGATGATGGCCGGCGTCAAAGCCAGTGCTGAACAAGAAAAAGGTGCTACTGGTAAGTTTTCTAGATCAAAAAATCCCGATTCAGGCGGAACAGTTTATAGCCGAAAATATAATTCAGACACTGGTCAAACCATTGAGCCAACTAAAGATCCAGAAGGCAAATCTCCGGTCAAACGTAGCGTAGGCCGTCCCAATGCTGGGGTTACAGGCTCGGATGAAGCAGGTACTAAATTCGGTGATTATTCTAGCTGGTATCATAAATCTAAACGCACACACGGCGATCGTAAAATTGTTGGCGGTAGAACTGGTGCTATGGCAGTTACTGAAAAAGGTAAAAAATATTTAGTAGTCGGTAAGTGGGAAAATGACGAAGGTGTTATGTTTGATAAACCCAGTGAATTGGTTACATTAGATGCATTGAAATCTTACAAAAGCGGCAAAGGCCGTCCAAAGAAAGTTCGTGAATGGATTGAAACTCTGCGTTTCGTCTCCGAAGGTGTAGCTGGTCCTAAAAATTGTTGGCCTGGCCATAGAAAAGTTGGCACACAACCCGGCACAGGCAAGAATGCAGGCAAGCGTGTCAACGACTGCGAAAAGATCGGTGAAGATTTAGACGCTGATCAAAAGCGTGTAGGACAAGTTGGCGGCGAAGAACGAGCAAAGAAGATTGGCACAGTATTAGGCACAAGTCCCAAGCAACATCCTTTCAAAGGACGTTTAGTAGGCGAAGATTTAGAAAAGAATAGTAAATAAACAGGATAACAAATCATGGATGAATTAGTACAAGCAATGAAAAAGTCACTGGCAGATACATTTGCCTTTTATTTAAAAGCACAGGGCTTTCACTGGAACGTTGAAGGTCCTAATTTTCCACAATATCACGCATTGTTTGATACTATATACAACGAAGTCTACGGAAGTATAGATCAGTTTGCAGAAGAAATTCGTTCCTTGGATGCTTATGCTCCTGCTAGTTTTGCTCGCTTCAGTGAACTAACTAGTTTAGACGATGAAATACAAATTCTTAATGCACAAGGTATGTTAGCAAAATTATTAGCAGACAACGATGTTGTATTGTCTAGTCTTGAGCAAGCATATGAATTAGCAGAAGTTGCACACAATCATGGACTAAGCAACTTCTTAGCTGAACGTCAAGACGCACATAAAAAACATGCTTGGCAATTAAAAGCAACTCTAAAACAAAGATAAATGAATCCTTTAATTAAAGAGTTAGTTCGGATAGAACTAACTAAAAACCAAATACTTGCTCTTGACTCTTTTATCACAGATCGAGGTGAGGAAATATTCAAAAACAGTAACTTACTCAAAGTCATCAACCGCAGTGACTTTGATGCTGTGCCCAACGAATTGGCAAAATGGGTGGTAGACAACGGAAGACGTCGTCCCGAACTTGCCGAACTTAGACAAAAAGAAATATCATTATTTACCAAATAACACTTGACTGATGATGCGTGATACTATATAATAGTATAACACATTTTATTAAGGAGTGTTTATGGAACCGCGTATGTTTTCTGGCGATGAAAAAGCCAAAATTAAAAAACTATTTGCTGAAGGCATTCAAGTCTTAAGTGAAGTTAATGCACTCAACGAAGGACTAACTGAAACAGTTAAAGCCATCGCCGAAGAACTTGACATGAAGCCCAGCGTACTCAAAAAAGCATTGCGTATTGCTTATAAAAACGAGTTTGCCAAAGAACAAGATGCATTCACTGAAGTAGAAGAAGTATTGCAAGTTGCAGGTCATCTTTGATTAAATTCCTAAAAGAACAAACTTGGCAATTCTGGTTTGAGTGGTTATGTACCGCCATTCTAATCTGGGGAGTTGCTCTGACCAGTTATAATGTTTATCCACTAAACATTTGGATCAGCGGCTTAGGCAATCTAGGCTGGTTTGTTCTCGGTATACTATGGCGCAAATGGAGTTTGATTATTGTTCAACTTATAGTTACAATAATCTATGTTGCAGGAATATATAATATACTATGAGTTATGTTGACGCAGTTTATGTAAAAGATAAAGACCTTATCAATGTTGTAGAACGAGTTGACGGAGTAAGGAAGTATAAAAGTTTCCCAGCACATTACTTGTTTTACTATCAAGATAATAAAGGTCAATACACAGGCATTGATGGTAAGAGACTGACCAAGGTTGCTGTAAATAGTAACAAGGCCTTTGATAAAGAAAAACGCATTTATAGTCACAAGCAACTTTATGAAAGTGATATCAAACCCGTCAATCGTTGTTTGGAAACAAACTATCTAAACAGTGATGCACCAAAAGTCAACAAGGCATTCTTCGACATCGAAGTTGCTTATAATAAGATTAAGGGCTTTGCCGATCCCAGCGATCCTTTTAATCCTATTACTGCTATCTCTGTACACTGTGGCTGGTTGGATAAATTAATCACATTGGCGATCAAGCCAGACAAAATGGCACAGGATCAAGCCGAAGCAATCGTTGCTAGATTTGATGACACTATTCTTTGTAGCACTGAAGAAGAAATGTTAGACATGTTCTTAAGTCTGATTGAAGACGCTGACATTGTCAGTGGTTGGAATAGTGGCGGATATGACATTCCTTACACAGTGAATCGTGTTATCAAACTAATGGGCTCTGATCATAGTCGTAGATTTTGTCTATGGAATGCCAAACCTAAAAAGCGTGAATATGAACGCTATGGCAAAATCAGTGCTACATACGATCTCATTGGTCGTGTTCATTTAGATTATCTTGACTTATATCGTAAGTTTACATATCATGAACTTCACACATATCGTCTAGACTACGTTGGTGAGATTGAACTGGGTGAAAATAAAATTCAGTATGAAGGTACACTGGATCAACTGTATAACAATGACTTTGAAAAGTTCATTGCTTATAATAGACAAGATACTATGTTGTTGTACAAGATGGATGCCAAACTACAATACATTGACTTAGTTAATGTATTGGCACATGCAAATACTGTTACGTTTCTTACAACAATGGGTGCGGTTGCTATGACTGACCAAGCTATTATCAATGAAGCTCATGGCCGAGGTGTAATGGTCATGGATCGTAAACGTGGCGATGGAATTGAAACACAGGCGGCAGGTGCTTATGTTGCTTATCCAGAGAAAGGCGTTCATGATTGGATTGGCAGTATGGACTTGAACAGTCTGTATCCTTCCCTAATCCGTGCGCTTAACATGAGTCCAGAAACTATTGTTGGACAAGTACGTCAACAACAAACTAAACCAGAAATTAAAGCATGGCTAGACAGTGGCAACAGCTTTGCTGACTATTGGGACGGCAAGTTTGCTGTTCACGAGTACAATGAAATTGCCGCCAAGAACAAAGGCTATAACATTGTCATCGACTGGGAGAATGGTACTAGCACAGAACTTAGTGCGGCAGAAGCATATGACTTAATTTATCTACAAGGCAAGCCCTGGATGTTAACTGCCAATGGCACAATCTTCACTTATGAGAACCAAGGCGTTATTCCTGGCTTGCTGACTCGCTGGTATGCCGAACGTAAAGAGCTACAAGCCAAAGCCAAAGAAGCATATGGCACTGACATGTTTGAGTACTGGGACAAGCGACAGTTAGTTAAGAAAATTAATTTGAACTCGTTGTATGGCGCTTTGCTCAATGCTGGTAGTAGGTTCTTTGATCTTCGCCTTGGTCAAAGTACAACGCTATTGGGTCGTAGTGTTGCTCGTCATATGGCAGCACAAGTTAATAATGTGTTCACAGG